CGCTCAGGCTTTGAAATCCATGCCTTGCTGGAACGTCCATACAATTCCAGATAGTCTTCAGCGTATTGCTTGGCATAGTCATCAACAAAATACATCCAACCCTTGATAGCAGAACTCCTGTCATAACGACCTTTTGCCGCATGTTTTTTGAGATTGTTGAGAATGGCATCGTATTTGCGTCCAAGAGGATTAGATTGTCTTTGATCAGAATCGGAAACCATTCCATCATTTTCAATGGTTAACCAAAGTTCTTCAACGTTGCCGCTTTCTTCGTCATAACCTTCTTCGTATCCATCCCAATCTTGGCCTGTCCATTCTTCAAATTCAGTGGTGTATAATTTGTCAAAAGCGGCCTGTTCATATGAAGCTATTTCAAGTACCAAATACAGTACTACAATAACGGCGGCTATACAATCATCTGTTGCGCCTTTCTGGGCTGCATATGCGCCACGCATGCGCACATAAGACTTTAATTCAGACAATAATATTCTCGAACGAATGTGCATCTGGCCTTTTTCTAATAATTCTTTTAGGTTAACACACGCTCGCATTTTTGTTTTCGCTGTAGTAGTGAAACCTACCTTTTTCTTTCCTTCTTCTGATATAAATTCTGCCTGCGCCGGAGGATGTTCATCAGCCTCAAAAAGCGCAATTAAACCTTGACCGACACCATTATTTTCTATAGAAAAATAAACTGTACTAGCAATAGTTTCTAAATATTTCAATATATTTTTTAAAACACCATACAAATTATTAGTTGACATAGTATTAGAACGATATTCACCAACTTGAATCAATGAAGGGAATTCAAATATTGTAATGACACTATAATCTTCACCACTACCAGAGGCGGGGTCAACGCCAACTAAATATGTTGACATAGGTTTTATATCTTCAAATAAAATAACATCATTTACTACTTTCTTGGGCACTATGGCATCAATGGGCTTCGTTAAATTTGTTAAGAAAAGTGAATCAATTAACAACGAATCTGAAGATAAAAATATACACTCGTATTCTTGTTGCCATCTTCTAGCTCCAATTTTTCCTATCTGCTCTTCTTTAAATTCTTCATTCCGGCCTGGTGGTTCATCCCAATTGACTTTAATTGGATGATATCCATTCGTTCCCATCTCTGCGGCACGCCATACTTGCGCATATATGTTCATATCACCATTAGGTGTAGATGTCATTATACAAGACCCACCTGTTGAAAGTGTAGGTGCTATTGATGTCCAGAATTCATCCTGAATAGTAGGTTTGACAAATGCAAATTCGTCAAGGAATAGTAAAGAAATTGCCATACCACGTCCTGAGTCTTCTGATGTTGCTGTGGACACAATGCGGGACTCATTATCAAATCCAATTTCGTGTTTATTCCAACCATCATCTTTGACGCCTGGTTTGATCCAGAAAGGAAGGTTTTCATACGCAAATCTAATACGCAAAATCATTTCCATAGCGTTTGCATTTTTATTAGCAGCAATTAGAATAGTTTTATCAAAATTAAATATTGCAAACCAAAGAAGATATGCGGCGGATGTAATAGACTTACCAGTTTGGCGGGCAGACAATACAACAGTATAACGATTGTTTTGATATGCCCTTATCATTTTTTCTTGATATGGATATAATTCAAAAGGCAACGTGCCCTTTACAGGATGTTGTATTTTTACATACTTACGTATAAAATAAACGGGGTCTTGAGCGCACTTTTTTAATTCTTGAACCTGTTCGTATGTATAATCTAATTCCTGATTAGGTTTCTTTAGGTTTACATTCTTTGCGCGCGCCATTGTGATCTTCCTTAATCAGTGGGTGACAATCAAATTCTACTTTCCATGCCTCTTCGCCAATCATTGAGATTGTAGAATTTCTAAATTCATCGTCCCTATTATTTACATTCCATGGTATATAATGAGGTATAAATCTATTGATACCTAATACTGCTTTTTCCCATATGTCTTTAAAGGTGTTTTCATATAGGCCACCAGTTGAAGTGAGTATTATGTTTGATTTTAATGCTTCATGTGCAATGGTAATAAACTCAAGCAAATATCCTTGTGAACGCGAAGCTGAGTATCCCACATTATCTAAGACTAGTAGATCATAGCTTCTAACTTTAAGCTGACAAAGGTTCGGTGCGGCGGCAATGATGCCTGAATCATTTTCAAAACACATATTATATTTGTTATTTTCTTTCATTGTAAGTTTTAAAAATGCTGGCAATTTTTCATATGCGACTCTAAGCTTATCTAAAATTTCTTGCGTATTGCTAACCTTATCACTACATATAAGAATCCTCTTATCTGAATGAAACATAGCGTACCACAATATGTACATCACAGTGCTTATTGTTATTCCTACCTGTCTTGCACCAACAACTATGTTTAACTGATTTTCATGATATGATTTTATTAATTTCTCCTGATGTGGATAGGCTACAAATGGTGATAGTCCTATTGTGGGATGCATAATAAAACCATATTCGTTGACAAAATATATAGGATCTCTGGCGCATTTTATCAGTTCGCGTATAGTTTTAGGGTCTTTAAATATATCTTCTTCTACCATATCTCTATTTACCCTTCTAAAATTATATGTTACCAATCTATTGGAATGTATGATTATTTTCATGATATATAAAAGAAAAAAGAGGAATTATCATGAATAATAAAGAAATCAGAGAAATCTTGTCAAAGAATTTGGCGATGCAATTAGAATGTTCACAACTGCCAGAAAACACTACAAAAATTATAAAAACGGTGGCGGAGCAAATGTACACAAATCAACCCGCTTTTAATTTCGTTGGTGTTCAACCAATGCGTGGGCCTGTTGGTATCGCAGAATTTGTAGAGTATAAATCAAAGGAAGAGATTGAAAAGAGCGATAAGTTACAGCCATGGTTGCCAACAGAAATTATAGAAGAAAACGGCATAATATCAGATGATGGTACTGAGATGTGTTTAACCAAAGTAAGTCATGCCTTGGAGGCCGGAACAAGAGCATTGGCTGGTAAAATTACCGAAGAACAAATGCAAGATGAAGTGTTCATGGATAATGTAAACAAGGCACGTAAAGAACTATTATCATCTATTTCGGAAGAACTTAACAAAGAAATATATGAAGAAATTAAAAGCGACTTGCTTGCATTAGGATTTAAGGCTACATTAGATCTTACAGAATTTGTAGATGGTGATGATATGTTATTACCTGATGGTATAGATACATTATGTGTGAAATTGAAAACAATAATGCACGAAATTGGCACTCGCACCAAAAGAGGAAACGGAAATTTCGCCATCGTATCAAAAACTGTAGCAACTATTTTAAAATTTACAGGTAATCTACTAATAGATGAAAAATATATTGAAGAAGATTACGGTTATATTAAATACGTTGGAACATTTGGTAATGGTCTTAAAGTTTATTACGATAGCAATATTGAACATAATAAATTAATTATTGGATATAAAAACAAAGACTTAGAAATATCTGAACAAGATGTTGGATATGTATATGCGCCTTATATACAACTACTATGTATGGGGCCTGTTATTAATGGAAAGACCGGCGCGGAGGAAATGTGTTTTGCTACAAGGTACGGTAAGTCTGTAAGATATGAGAATGTAGAATTTCAAGTTACTGGTGATAATGGTATAAAATCTACAAAAACCAGAGGGGAAAGTTCTTTCTACTGTGAGTTAACTATTAATGGTTTACCTAAAACTAAAATTGATAATACACGATTCGAACAAACAGTTGATAGACTCAAAGAAACTTTATTAAAAAATCTTATTCCTACTTCTACAAATGCTGGATTAAGCGAGGAAAATTTTGGCCTTCATGAAGCGGAATATGAGTTTAGTAAAAAATTAATACCTCTAATCGTAGATAAATTAGCAATACAACATTTTGTGGGTGTACAACCAATGTCTGGCCCAGTAGGTTTGTTGTATAAATTAGAATACGAAGAAGATGGTGGTTCTGAAGAACAGCGCAGAATATCTTTAAATCTAGTTTCACACACTGTGAAGGCAATATCAAAAGAATACAAAAACGTCTTTACGCTTGAAGCCATCCAAGATGTTAATTCTGATTGGTTTACCACAGAAAACCTAAAAAAATATGTTACTAATGTTGCAAAAGAAATATATGATGAATTCAAAGCCGACGTTTTAAAATATTCGCATAAACATACAAATATTGTTACAAAAAATACCAACCCGACGAAACTCGGAATATTTATAAATTTGGCAGCAAATGAGATTGCAAGACTAACACGCAGAGGGGCAGGTAACTTTGTAATTATGTCTAAGGATTTAGCGAAAGCACTCAAACATAATAAATTTATGAAAAGAGATCTAAATTCTATCAATCCAAATCTTAATTATGATCATATTAAATACGTCGGTACTTTCTGTGGAACTATCAAGGTTTTTGTTGATGAAGAAATGGAATATAATAAATGTATAGTGGGTTATAAAGGTGATGGTGAAACAGATTGCGGATACTTCTACGCGCCGTATCAATTACTAAAGGCAAAAATTGTGATAGATCCTTCAACTTTCGAACCCAAAGTGAGACTAACTACTAGATATGATAAAATCCTCTCACAAAAAAGTACAGAAACAACTTCTGATGATGGTTTAGAAACTAACATTAAAAGAGAACCTTGTGATTATTATGTTACAATAACGTTCGATGGGATGCCAAAATCTGAAGATAAAGATGTAGGATTTTTCTACTGTCCATATATTTCTGAAGGGATTTCAAGTGATGAAAATGAGTTTAAAGAATCTATGAAAATATTATATTAATCTTCTTCATTATTCTTAAGTAGAGATTTGAGCAAATCATTGCGGTCGGCAGTTACTATTAAGTTATTGTTGACCGTTTTTACTCCTAACTTACCTTTAGCAATAGCAGTCTTATCTTTGTGTTCTTTTAGACTTGCTTTTTCTTTTGCAGCAGATAGGGCGGTATTTAAAAGTTGTGCGCCAACTTCCATCATACGGGCTTTATATTTACCTTCAACTAGTTCAGCTTCAGCGGCTTGATCTTCAAAACCAGTAAGGGCGTAATTATATATTTCTTCAAATTGTTCCTCTATTTCAGAATCCTTATCGTCGTATTCTTCAGCTTCTACCATCACTGTAGTTTTTTCTGTACGAGGCATTATAGTGGAGCCTGCTTCAATATCAAACACTTCTTCTAATGGATGTTCTATTGCTACTTCAATTTCTTTTGATTCTGAACTCATTTAAAAATCTCCCGTTCTGTAATAACTCTAAACGTCATATCATATTTATCACAATAAAGACGAGCGTACCTCCATTTTGCTGAATTAATTGACCACTGTACTGCTTCATATAGTTGTGTTTTTTTATTTTTTCCTACAGTAGTTGGTGGGGAAGCCTGTTTTTCGGGTTTTACTTCTATAACTTCTTGAAATGTTTCACCTTTATTATTTCTATATAATACCCAAAAATCTGGATAATATTTGTGCACGCGGCCAGTTGTTGGTTTTAAATATGGTATGGGTATTATCTCCGATCCCCATTTAACGACATTGATATTATTATCAAGAAACTGACAGAAAGAAAGTTCCCAAGAAGAACGATATATTATATCATTGAGATCACCAACATATTTTTCTGGATGGCGAGGAGTAAATCGCCCCTTTCTTTGGCCGCCTTTTGATGTTGAACGAACATGTGGTGGTCGTTGTTTTGGTCTTCGGACAGGTCTTTTTGTGCGGGAAGTTTTTACTTGTCGTTTTTTTCTCTTCGGAGTTTGCATATACAATCTAGTTTATTAAAGAAAATCAGAACCTGTAAAATTCACATTACCAGAAAAGGTGTCATTAATTGTGGACTCATCAATATTTTTAAAAGAAGGGCTTGGAACACCATCACTACCGAACACACCTTCTAATGATACTTCCTCTTGTCCTTCTATGAATTGTGGTTTAATTGGATATAATGCAGATTGACCACCTGTAATATCTGTAATACGTTGTGGATTTTTTTGTATTGAAAATGCTGGTGTTATATGCATTGCATCATATCCGAATTGAAATTCTATTTCATTACCACCACCATTTTCTGCAACATCAAGATCATCGAGATTCATAGTAAGCAATTTAGGATTATAAAAGTGATATACGCTGGCCAATTTACCATAATTGTAAATATGAAAAAGTTTTATCTCTTTTATAATAGATGGTATTTCACCTTCTAACGCGGAAAGAGATGCGGCGCCTTGTGTTTTCCTGCTATTAAAATTCATACTATTTTCTTCAAAGAATCCTGTATTTAAACCACTACCAGTATCCATACCACCTAATCTACTTATAGGACTTATACTTCGCATATATGAAGTATAAAATAAATGTCCAATGCCTTTTATATCATCATAAAAACGCATTGTTATTGGTTCATAGATAGTTCTTTTTGGAACACGCGTCCAAAAATTATACATGTTAACTTCTTCATGTTCAATATTAACGTTTGGTCTGGTGCTTGTTTTAACAACAAATGCCAACTTATCCGCAGAATCTTTTAAAGCAAGATATGAATCATTGAGGGTGATTTGTACGATAAATAAAAATTTATATTTTGGGGCGTATTGAACAAGGTCGATTGCCCATGGTGAGGCACCACAAACACCAATATCGGTTCTGGAATGTCCTGAAGCATCAGTAAAAATGCCGCCCATTAATTGACCTAAATTTTGCAAATCTTGAAGAGCATTAGGGACATCACTAAGTGTAAATGAACCATTTTTAACACTATTGAGTATAGAATCTACTTGACCGTTTGCTCTATTAAGTACGCCAGGATTAAACTGTCCTGCAAGGGCAGCCTCATTTTGATTAATAGCTACAGCATCATAAACATAGCCTCTACTATTTGGAATTATAGCAGAATCCGTATCACCTGTTCTAATAGAATCTGATATTGATGCAAGATCACGAAGTCCTTGTGCAATTTGCCCATCACCAACCCTATTTAATACTTCAACATCGCCTACAGCACCCAACGCGCTAAAGAAATCCCTTGTGGCGGTATCTTCGGAAACCCTATTTGCTTGTTGTGATGCACAGTTTTTAACTGTAAATCTTCTTGGATCTAATGCCATGTAAAAACTCCTATATGTTTTATATTTATACAAAAAGCACAGATAAAAAAGGGGGA